GTATGCTGTATCATCTTCAAATCCAAACATACTATGATTGCCTTGGTTACACTCGTACTCCATAAGAGCAGCACGTGATAAAGCTTCTTGTGAGCCTAGTAATTGTACAAGTTGTGGGTTAGCTACAAGCTGTGTAGCTGCCATACGTGAGGCTCTGTAAGTTATGTATCTTTTAAATACTGGAGGTAGATCTTCATAGTTATATAATCTAATAACGTCTAACTCGATTGAGTCAGCCATGTCAGTAAAAACATCAGTATGCTCAATCTTATCATATAAGAATCCGCCACGTCTGACAAAGTTATAATGTCTTCTGCTCCAGTTATCCGGTAAATCTATCTTAACTATGTCATCTGATATAGCTATCTTGTTTGTAGTAGAATCTTTGTTAAATGTTACATGACGTTCTCTGTTGAAGTGCCAGCCTTCCGACTGTGTGTCAACGTTAGCATCACGTAGAAGATTATATATAAATTGTATTTCTGGGTTAGCGTTAGCTATAGCTCCAGTGGTGGGATCTTTTAATTGTGTTATTGGTGCTTGTCCGATAGCTCCCAGTATTGAGTTAACTGCGGATAGTTCGGTATCGGT